AAACTTCTTGGCTTTTACAATAGTTTTCTTTTTAGCCAACTTAGCTTTCTTGATATCTTTCTCATCATCCAAATCTTCATCGTATGAAAAGTCATCCATCATAAACTCTACATCCTCTGCATCCGTAGCCTCGCCTGAAGCTATTAGATACTCAGATAAAAGTTGGTCATCATCCATAGCATCAAAATCACGACTAAGTTTTATGTAGTCGCTCATTCCTCTGCCTGTCTTTTGCTTGTATTCGAAATAAGATTTCACATCTTCAGGTAGTTCATCATTAGAGCTTTGCTCTTCAAACATTTGGTCTACCGACGTAAAATCTTTTTCATACCTATTCTTAATATAGGAAAGAACATCTTCCTCTTTTAACTCTGAGGATTGAGTTATTGGTTGTGCTTCAGGTTCTACATCAGTAGTAGTTTCTTCAGCAACGGTTGGTGTTTCTTCAACACCATTTACTTCTTGCTCGTGCTTTTCAAGCAATTCTTTTTCTACTTCTTGCGTGGACTTTTGTTCCACCTCGCCTACGGCTCTTACTTTAATTTCCATTTAATTAGATTTTTGCAAAGTTAATAATAAAATATTGTCTAATTTTTTAGACTACCTAGGAGAGAACTGAGCTAAATCAAATCCATCTAGACTGTCTTCATTTGATTCAAATATCTGCGGAGGCAAATTATTTTTTCTCTGATTTATCAATTTTGACTGTTGAGTGTTTTGCCTGTCAATCCTTTTAGATTTAGCTTCTTCTCTTTGAGTTTCTCTTTGTTGTAAAGAATTTTCAGAAATTTCTCTCAGCTGCTGATTATAATTAAACTCTTCAGCCATAAGCATTCTTTTTAGCTCGGCTTCGTTTTTCATCTTTTCAATCTCAAATGCTATCTCAGCCTGCTTAAGCTGCATCTTGCCTTGTAGCTCTTGTTGTTGTTTTTGTAAAGATAATTGTGCTGCCATCTGCTGAGACTGCATTTGTTGCTGCGCAGTCATCGCTTGCTTTTGCATTTCCATTTGCTCTTCTCTCTCTTGCTTCTGCTTGCGCTTTAGCTTGAGCAGTTGATTAGCAAGTTTAATATTTTTAAGCCCTCTAATATCAATAGCATCCTCAAGATTAATATCTTGTTTAGATAATGCCATTTGAATGTTTTGCTCGAGCTGCGCTTTTTCTTCTTCGTCAGGAGCAACTTCAATAAAGATTCCAAAGTCATATATATATAGGTCAGATATGTCGTTAAGTATACTTACGTTATACTTACCTATTTTGTTTGCAAAATCATCTTTAAAATCTGCATACTCTAAAATATCTGCAACTCTGTATGTAAGAGCCTCAGAAATACTTCTAAATACAAACAAGCTACCATCAAGAATATGGCGTGTCGCTACATTAGAATTTAATGCAGCAAGCTTCTGAAGACCTATCAGTGAGTTAGGGTCAGGTGTACTTGCATCTCTTGCTTCATTAAGACCCGTCACTGTACGAATCATATTTAGATAATGATTATAATTACTTATAAGCATTTGCGTTTTACCTGCGCCACTGTTAGAGTTTAGTTGAGTAATAGGAACCCTAGCATTATTAAACTCCCCATCCTGTGTATATGACCTACCAATAACCGAACCTGTTTGGAAGTACAACCTTAGTGCATCCTCGGGATTGTATGCTGCACCTGTGCCTAAGTCAACTTCATTAAGTCCATCAGCATCTATGTATACACCGTCAGGAACAACACGAGCAATAACCTGCTGTAGCTTGAGGTGTGTCATTTGAATCAAGTCAGCGAATGGAATCATTCTTCTTACCAAAGACTCAATTACTCCTTTATACATTCTTGGTGCAACCGCAACATAGTTAGGTAGTGCGTGCTGACTAGAAGACTTTGGTCTAACCATATTGTGAGACAACTCCCACTTTAACAGTATGTTGGTTCCCATAACCATTATACCATCATACCAAACATCAATAGTCTTTTCTAGCTTTTCAAACCTACCCTCTTCCATTACTTCTACAGGTGGATTAAATTGGTCATCCTTCTCAATAACCTTGGTACCCCCTGTATCCATAATCTTTTTCTTATAGACCATTTTCTTAGTGGTCTTATAATTAAAATACATTAGAGTTACAGTATCTCTATAAAAGATATCGTTCTCATAAAACTGAGCGGTGTTATAGTAATCATACCAAGACTGACTATACTTAGATATTTCCTCTAGGTCCTCCTTAGTTAAGGATGGGTCAATCTTCATACACTCTGTAATTGGAAGTGTTTTAATCTCACCCCAATAAAAACAATCCTTAAAGTACGGGTCCTCTGTGTAGCTATACACAATATTGGCAGGGTCTACATATTTTACCTCAACTCCTGCTCCGGGTAAGAACTCATGCTTTGCAACACCAATTCCTAATACAGCAAGGTCATAATCAATTCGCTTTCTTAAATCTAAATAATGATTCTCCTCAAGAATAGTATTGATTGCCTCTTCCTCTGCTATCTCTATTGCAGGCTTATAGTTAAGCTGCATATATAATGAAAGCTCTTCATCGTTTTGAGGTAACTGTTCAGCAGGCATTACGAATGGGTCGACACCTGCTTTTTCTTGCACTACCTGAAGGACTTCTTTGGCTGCCATCTGCCCCTCAACCATATCCTGATACTTGGTTCTCTTTGCCTGAGACATTGCATCCTGAGCATACGCCTTAACCTTAAACAGTCTGTCAGACATACCATTTACTACAATATCTACAAACTTTGGTATTACAGGAACGGGTGTCCAATCTAAGTTTAAATAACTTAGGTCTCCGTCAATAGCTAACTCATTTTTGTACTTATGTATTGATTGTTCTCCTCTAGCGTATAGTCGTAATCTATGGAACTCTCTCCATTGATTATAGTATCTGCAACTGTTTCCATCTTTTTTAAACCATTCATATTGAATAGCCTGCCCAATCTGCAGACCAAATTCATCTGTGGCTTTTTCAGCATCAGATACAAACTGACTTGGAAACCCCGCAGATGTAATATTTATTTTTACATCCCTCATCTAATTATTTGACTTGTGTTGCCACTGTTACTATACCTCGCAAATTTAATCATAATTCTTGACTCTCTTTTTTGAGGTTGGTACAGATGCTTCTGACACGCCATAATGGCTAACCCTGAGCTAATAGATGCATCATACTTTGTCCTATTGTTTATATCAAACTTCGCCCAATCTTCTAGCGTTCTATTAAAAGCCATTGTGTGCATCTCACCATCATCCATCTTCATACCAACGTGGTTCTCTATGAAAGATTCGATAGCTGCAGCCTTTCGGTCTTAGACAGCTTTGTAAACACCTTGTCGGGTCTGTTCATACAGTATCCCCTGTAGCCTCTGTTCTTGAAATGATATAACAGTCTTGGCTTGTTGTTCTCTATAAGAATAGGCATTCCATAAAATATACAAGCCATAAGCACATCCTCAAAGAATATCTCTGCCGTCTGTGGTCGAGCTACATACTCTAAGAAGAACTCGTTGCTCGGAGCCTCCTCCATATTAAACTTAGTCAATCCGTGCAAAGCACCGTTAGAGCCTCTGCCTCCCACAGTACCACTGATATCATAGGAGTCGCAACCAAACGCACCTATATGCTCATTACCCGGATACTTTGTATTGTTCTTTGTTATAATATTATTCTGCAGGTTAGCATTAGGGACCCACGTAATTCTAAACCTACCGCGTTTGTCAGGACTAAATATAACCTTGGTATCCTTAACACCATCCTTCCATCTAAACGAACCAACCGTTACGTATTGGTCGGATATCATAGCATCGTTATAGTCTATCTGCTGATATATCTTGGTTAGGTTAAACAATGACTGCTTACTCTCATCCCTAAAAGCGTGTGACTCTGTACGTGGAAACTGTCTATAGGGTCACTCTTCATTGACTCAACCTCGTTCTCCCAATACTCTATAGCACCCTGATAAATCATTTCGTTGTCTATGCCTAACACCTCAGTTGGTGGTGTGTCAAGCACAGGCATACCATACCTATCAATAAAACCTTCCATATTCCACTCCATAGGAATAAACAAAGAATACAATCCACTTTTTGTTTGACCGTTTGAGTTTCGAACTGTAACATCAGAGTCGTAGTAAAGCTTCTTGAAGTTATCACCTCCCTTATTCAGCGCATTGGATGTAGAACCCATCATACACTTACCGATAATCTTACTACCTAATCGAAGACACGTTTTAGTTACACGCCAATTGTTAAGGATATTGTTAGGCTTCAACCACTTCCCGCTCTCATCGTGTACCAACAGTAAAAGCTTCTCACCATCATAACTGTTGTCGTCTGTGTTCTTCCAATCCTTGGTAATCTTAGAAGCAGGAACTCTGTACGCAAGCTCGGTCTTCGGCTTGTCCATACCATCCATAATAGGCTTGAAGAAGAACGGCAGTCTGCTGTTTATAGGTACCACCTTGTCGGTAAACATTTTCTTTGCATCAGAACCTGTCTTTGATAGTATACCCACACGAGAGTCCTTAGCAAGCGTACCTGTGTTAACGCATTCTGATGAACTCATGAATGAGAATCCTGAACGACGTATCTTCAGGTATATCATCCCAAAGCTTCTTTTATCAGCCTTGCACGCCTCCCAAAACAAATACAATATTCTGTTTGCCTCTCTGTAGTCGGGATAGCCTACATCAATATTGGTCCACTGTAGATACATATAGTGAGCACCTGTTATGTATGTTGGCTTTCCTTTATTCATAAACCAACAGCCGTCTTCCCTGTAATCAAACTCTTGTTCGATATAATCAACCCACCTAGCCTTGAAGTCAGACGGCATCTCGTTCCATTGAAAGATAGACTGTATCCTGCTTAAGTGTTTAGGTAACTCTCGTCTCTCCCAATACTGTTGTTTCTTTTCTGTGTGTCTTTGAAGACACTCCTTAGGTGCTTTAGGTAATGCAATCTTTAGTCCTGATATCTCTATAATATCTCCAATCTGTCCTGTCTTTGATATGACAACCACATCATACTTTGGGTTGTAGCCATACAGCCACGAGCGGTTGCGATTCTTGTTCGATACAACAGCCTTTGGTACAAAATCTTTTAGTACTCTGTATAGTGTGCTATTTTGACCTTCTTTCAGCAAACCCTTGTTTAGTATCTACCTTTGCATTACCACCTGACTCATTCAATGCTTCGCGTTCTTCCTCAATTCTTTTGAGTATCTCAAACGCATCAAAGATGGCAAGCTTCTTTGTGGCGGCTGCATTCTTTAATCTGTCTGCGGCAAGGTCATCCTCGGGGTCAGGCTTGATAATCTTTTCCTTTGCAACCTTTATAAGCTGCTCCACAGCATCCTGTCCTGCCTGTATAATCCTTAACTTAATATCTCTAGTGCTCATCCTTTTTTGTTGTAGATGAAAGGCTATACGTTGTCTTGCTATCCGCGTTCTTATTAAGTAAGGCTATAAGGTTAAG